GGTGAACACCTGAAATTAAGCCTGCTCCGGGCTTGCCAGTACGAAGACATATACCCCGACAAGGTTCAGATGCTGCTTACCATTCACGACAGCTTGCTCTGGCAGCGCGATCCGGGACACGAAGTGGCCGAGCTAATTGGTATAGTTGAACACGTCGCCGAAGAACTGAAACTATCGGTCCCTATCCCATTTGGTTTGGGGTCTGGACCGGATTGGGCTCGCGCTTCCTACGGCAGCAAGCTGGACAAGTACGAGGAATAGATGGCCATAGAATACGAAGTCTATATAAACAAAAACGACGGGTTTCGAGGTTTAAAGGTCGGATCGTATAAAACTTTGGATGGTAAAGATGGAGTCGTATTACAACAACTAGGTACCCGTGTCGTACATGTTTATCGAATAGTCCGGGTAGAATTTATTGGTATTCACAAAATGGAGGATAAGTGAAATGCTTTGTCCAAAATGCGGCAAAGAAATGCGATCGGGGTATGGCCTTGCTGGTGGTGGAATGGGGGTATACTTCATGTGCGAAACTGAGGGCTGCGAAACCTTTGAAAAATTTAAGGACAGCGAAATGGCGAACAAACCCACTCTATGTTTAGACTTCGACGGCGTGATCCACTCTTATACAAGCCCTTGGAAAGGCGCGTCCATCGTTTCGGATGGACCGGTTCCAGGTGCTATCGCTTTCTTGCGCGAGGCGGTGAAAGAATATACCGTGGCGATCTATTCGAGCCGCAGCCATCAAGAAGGCGGATTGGAGGCGATGCAGGAGTGGCTAGAATTCTGCGCCAAAGACGTCGCACACTCCGACGAGGATTTGAAGTGGCTTGAAGAAATTGAATGGCCGGACTACAAGCCATCGGCCTTCCTTACGATCGACGACCGGGCTATTTGTTTCACTGGCGTTTGGCCCAGCATCAGCGAAATCAAAGCGTTTAAGCCGTGGAATAAAAAATAAAACCCCCTTGACAGGGGCACGCGGGGATGGTAAAATGGCGTATAGGTCAGGCGATCCAACCGTCATGCTGGAAGCGGGAATAGAAGTGACCACAGCGAAAGCATACCTAATAACCCCGACGATGGGACCGAAGCGCGAAGTTTGGGTCCCCAAGTCGCAGGTGGTCGAAATAAGCGAGGCCGACGATCTCGGTAACCGAATGTTCACCGTCACCGAATGGTGGTTTAACAAGGCAGAACTCCGTGAATGAAGCCGACGTAAAGAGGAAGATGGTAAAGTCGGTCCAGAAGCACGGGGGCTATGCTCGTCGCTTCGAGGACCAATTCGCTGTCGGCATCCTCGACACCATCTTTATTCCTCGCGGCCTGCCTGTGTTTATGGCCGAGGTAAAGATGATCCGGGGATCAACATTTGGCCCCACCCCGAGGCAATACGTAGAACTGATGCGTGTGAAAGGTGTCGCTTACAGCGGCGGCCATATAATCCCGGTTATGATCGGGTATAAAGACGGCAATTACTACTTCCATGAGCCAGCGGAGGTAATACATCAAAACAGCTGCTTCTCTATCACGACGACCCAAGTAGAGTTCCACGACCAACTGGTCAAGTATTACCACTATAAGAAGGCAATGACATGAACCCGAACATCAAGCCCACCGATTTGACTGTCCCCGAGAAGGTGCTGCTCGACGCTGGCGACGCCATCCGCAACCGGCTCAAGGAACACGGCCACACCGAGCGGTCATTCGGCATGATCGCCGATTTGTGGTCTACTTACATCAACCACTCGTTTACGATCCGTGGCGAGGTTAAACTTCGCCCGTACGACGTCGCTCAAATGATGGCTATGGTGAAGACGGCCCGTTCCACCTACGGCTATTCCGAGGACAATTTCACCGACGGGGCGGGTTACACTGCCCTCGCCGCGATGCTCCACCCCGACCACGCGAACAAGCAGGCCAACATCGAATGACCCTGTTCCAGAACAAAGGGGTCCACTGCGTCGTTGACGGCCAGTTCGGCTCCACGGGCAAAGGCGCGCTTTCAGCGTGGCTCGCGTGGGAAGCATATAAACGCCTTGCCCCACATGCTTTCAATTTCGCTGGCGCTATCTACAGCGGGGGACCGAATAGCGGGCATACTAGTTATTTCGGTGAGCGAAAGATAGTGCTCAAACAACTTCCTACATTCGCCGTCCACATGGCCGAATTGGGGTTACATATCCCGGTGTACCTTTCCGCCGGAGCAGTTATCGACCGCGACATTTTAGCGAACGAAGCCGAAGCATATCCTCACATTCCCATCTTCGTACACCCCAACGCTGCCATCGTTACGGACGAAGATAGACGCGAGGAAGAACAGGGGTCAATCGGTGCGGTTGCTGGCACCCGGAGCGGGACTGGCGCGGCGTTGGTGCGGAAAATCCGCCGAGAACCGATGGCTATCGCTGACCGGTCCCTTGGCCGCGTCGCACAGAACGTAATGTTGTTGGACCACACAATTAATCCCGAGCGCCACGCCTATTTTATGGAAGTGGCCCAGGGTTTCAGTCTAGGCATCAATTCACGCTTCTATCCCAAAGTCACAAGCCGTGAGTGCACGGTAATGCAGGGGTTAGCCGATGCAAGAATTCCTCCTAGGCATCTTGCTCGTACTTACATGGCCATCCGATCATACCCCATTCGGGTTGGTGACGTGGATGGGCATTCTAGTGGCGCTTGGTATCCTGATCAGCAGGAAACCACGTGGGAGGCACTGAAACGCGAACCCGAAATAACCACGGTGACGAAGCGAATTCGCCGCGTGGCTACCTTCTCCATGACCCAATTCTTCGAGGCTTGTAACGCCAACGCCCCCGATTACGTATTCGTAAGTCACATGGATTATTTCAACTCCGAGGAACACGTCAATTTCATCGACAGGCTGCAGGAAGCTTCGTACTCGCTGAGCAAAGGGTTTGACCTTCTGCTAGGGTTCGGCCCTAAAATTACAGATATAGAAAAATCAGAAATGTGGGAACAAAACCGTGACTAGCATCTTAATTGTCACACTGCCAGATTCGCTTAAAAAATTCCGCCCATACATCATACCGTTCATCGCCGGGATGATTACTAAACTCGACAAGAACTCCCACAAAGATACCCCCACGGTAGAAACGCTGCCGCGCATAATGGACTTACTCCGCGCTGAAATAGTGGAGTTCGAGGAGCAACTCGCTGCCGACAAGTTCAACGAGAACTCACTCATCGAATTAATGGATCAGGCCAACTTTTCGTTCTTGGCTTATGTAGCCCTTAGGATGCAAGGAGTAGAACATGACGACGGTATTCGGCGAACTGGATGCCCGCCTAAGCACGATTAAGCGGTGGAGCATCGTTCCAACCATTCAAACTCAATCCGTGGCGGGGCATTGTTTCAACGTAGAGCGAATATGCACTCGGATAGCCCCATGGTTCGGTATAGATGAACCTGCTGAAATGCTCATGTTATCCCAAGCCGCCCTCCACCATGACGACAAGGAATCGCTAACCGGGGACATTCCCGCCACAGCAAAGCCTTATATCACCATGGATGAAATAGAGGTTGACACGGTGGGCTCGGCGTGGTATGATCACGCAGACGTCAGATACAAGGAAATAGTTAAGCTGGCCGACATGATGGAAATGTTCCACTTCTTGTCGGTGGAGTGTCTGATGGGGAACCGGTACGTATCCGTCCACAAGAATGAAATGCGGACCATAATAAGAAACTACATACGTAAGCGGTCACATTGGAATTCCGATGTGTTTGCTAAAGTGAATGAGTGGATGGCGTTGACGGAGCGTACACTAAGCGAATCGTTCAGAAGAGGGGAACATGCAGTTACTGAAAGTCCAGCAGAAAGCGCTTAAGGCGGCTAGTGGCAAGCCGGGGTTCGCCTATTATATGGAAATGGGCCTCGGGAAAACCCTGACGGTCCTATCCGAATTCACTGAAATGGTAAAGGTCAGGAGCGCCACAAGGCTAGTGGTCGTGTGCCCCAATTCGTTCAAGACCGGATGGCTGGACGAGATTAAGAAGCACGGGATCGACGTGGACGCCCACGTTTTCAATTCCGGCGCGGACTACGAAAACACCAAATTCGCAAATAAGAAGTATGACAGACCGCCGGTTCTGATCATAAATTATGAAGCAATCCGTAAGGAATCCGTCCAAGGGTATATAACTCAATTTGTGTATGGGCGGAACGCGATGCTGGTGCTGGACGAATCGGTGCAGGTGAAAACGCACGACAGTCTGCAGACCAAGGCCGCGATGAAAATAGCCGCCGTGTTCAGATACCGGAGGCTCCTGTCTGGTAAGCCCGTAACGCAGGGACCCCACGACTTGTGGGCGCAGATGCGGATAGTAGGCGCCGTAACCAGCAAATTCTGGCCGTTCAAGACTACGTTCTGCCGGATGGGTGGGTTCAAGGGCAAGAAGGTGGTTGGTTCGCAGAACGAGGAATTACTCGCCGACACCATCGAGCGGTTCATCTTCCGAGCCTCTAAGAAGGACTGGACCGATCTGCCTCCGAAGATGTACACTTCTAGGCAATATGTTCTTGGCCCCCATCTGATGAAAACCTACCAGAGCATGGAGAACGACTTTGTAGTGTGGCTTACCGCCACCGAGAACGTGACAGTGGATGCGTTCATCACGAAGTACATCAAACTGGCCCAAATCCAGTCTGGGTTCATTATCAAAGAAGACGGGTCGGTGGAAGAATTAGTGGTCCCACACGAGAATCCTCGGTTCCAACTAGTTAAGCAGATTGTGGAGGATGAAATCGATGGTAAGGTGGTGATCCCCTATGTTCACCGCTACACGCTTGGGATTTTGTCCGATGCGCTGGCGGAGTTCAACCCCGCGTTCATCAAGGGAATGATGAAGCCCGACGAAATTCAGGCCCAGAAGGATAAGTTCAATGGCGATCCAAGCTGCCGGGTTATTTTGGTCCAAATCCGCGCTGGAAAGTATGGCCACACCCTGCTTGGCGGCGAA